ACACAAAGACCCTCCAACATTAAGAATGGATTACATCAAAATCAAAAAGGAAGACCTTCCGCCAGGTGTCAGTCCAGAGCCTAGTCTTTGGCAGTCAAAGACTATCTGGCAGATGATGGACAGTGGAAGGTTTCCTAAGGTTTTCCATCTTTGTGGTGTGGGCTTTTCTGTCATGGAGAATTCTCTGGCTTGGCTAATTCTGGATGAAGGGATCTTCACCTACTTAAAGGATGGGCTTTGGTACAAGCAGATGGTAGGAGAAGATCCTTTTCTGGATTGCGTTGGGTGGCCCTTGGAGAGACCCAGGCCTCTCATCCTCAACATGTATCGTTATTACAAGCATGGGCTGGTTCCTCAGGACAAACTTGCTGCCATGATGAAAACTATCATTGGCATCATACTGTTTGGAGACCAGAATCCAAAAAAACGGAAGAAGGAAATGAAGAAGATCTCCATGGGAACTGCCATCTTCAGGACGTATCAGGCTCTGAGAAGGCAGCTTGAGAGACAGGACCTGTGTGAGGATAGTGTAACTGGAAAAAATCTACTAACAGACATTGTCCTAGTCCATGCTCTCAACATGCAGGACAGATTTCTAAAAAGGTCCACTGTGATTCTGAAGAGAATCATTCTTGCAAAGAAGCATGGAGGTGCTGAAGGCAAAACAAACAAGAAGGAGAAAAAACTGAAGAAAGGCCAGCTCAAATTCCCCTTCGAATCTGACAAGGAGAATCTGCTCCTGCCTCCTCATCTAGTGGACCTAAGTGAGCACTTCAAGGCTTTCCCAGAAGCTCGTGCTCAAATGCTCAGCACCTCCTGGGGTCCTGACTGGCCAGCAATCCAGTCCCTGTAGTGGGCCGAAGCCCTTTTAGTAGCCAATTGAACACTTTTAAATTTTAGCCGAATTAAAGGGGATAAAGGGGTTGGGGGGAGGGGAAGGGGAGGGAAAGGGGAGGGAGGGGACATGAGAAGGGAGGGAGGGGGGATGCAGCCTACGGGAGTGCTCTGAACGCCTCTGCTGCTGCCTCAACCACCTTGGTGGCTTCTCCTTTGGCGTTGATCAGCCCAAAGGACTTCAGGTAGGCCTTTTTCTGGTCAGCTGAGAGGAAAGAGCTGGCCAGACCTGCCTGAAGTGCAGAGTCATTGGCAGACATCACCTCCCTGGCGCTGAGACCCCTGTGCTTCACGTTGATGGTGCGGGAGAACTCTACCAAGTAGAGTTTGTGAGCGTCAATCAGGGCCCTGATTGTCTCATCAGTGAGTTCTGGGCTGATCAGACCAGCAAAGGCGTTGTGCATCATCACAGCGGGGTATCCAGGGCTGAGCTGAGTCATCCTGGAGTGGGTGACAGCAGTGAAATTCACTACTTGGGGGAGGATTCTGCAGGTTAAGCCTGCGTTTGCGATGGCAATTCTGGACAAAGTGAGGTCAGATGCCTCCCTCGCCTTGTCAGTGAGGTGGTACCTAGTCCTCAGCTTTGCGAAGGCCTTCTTGCCTTCCTCAGACAGTCTTTTTTCAATGCTGCTGAGCTTGTTGCCCCTGGTGAGGTGGAGCACGATCATGGATCGAATGTCTTTCAACATTTCCTCCCGGTCAATCCCTGCCTTTCCGGCACACTCCGCAATCCTTCTCAGGATCACCGCAGCATCAAAGCCTTGATACTGGAAAAGACTGACGAGCTCCTGGATCTCCTCTGGCTCCCAGCCTCCGGCTTCGATCTCCTGAGCGAACTTAACCCAGTCAGTTGCCATGGTTAATCGTTCACTTTGTTGGAGGTCTTTGTGT